GATAGTCCTAATTCATTATAAGTTGCATAAAAATAGAAAAATGCTTGTGCTGATGCTGTACCACTTACATTAAATGTTCCATCACCATTATTAGTAAATGTTATACCATTTTGAGTATTTGTTGTTGGTAATTTAAATAATAAGTTTTTACTATGTAAGAAGTTTACTCTATAATCTTCATCTACTTCATTTGATACATTTAAACCATTAGTTAAGAATTTATCATCGTTTTCATTTACTACTTGTTTTATTTCATTCATGTCATCATCAGTTATTTTGTTTATATCAGGTATGTCAGCATTTTCTAATAATGCCACTTTGTCTTCATAAGTTATTTTTGCCATTTTATCTCACCCTTACCCTTTGTCTAATTTTATATATTTTATTTGCTTCTATATTAAGAGTTATTATTATAAATGTTGTTAACTCATCTTCACTTATAAATTCTAATCTATTTATAGGTTTTATTGAACTAATAACTAAATAATACTCTGCTATTCTATTATCATCATCTAATGTTGGTGTTGGTAGATAACCAACTTCAGTAGTATCATCTTGATAGACTATTCTAAACTTATTAGGTATTTTATTATACCCAGCAATTGGATCTAAATTAAACATATTTACCCAATCTTTTAACATTCCAACTGCTGCTTCGTTGTTTACTATATTCATATTATCATTTTTATTGATAATTGTATAGGTGTCATTGAAATTGATTAACACATTTTCATACACATTCTTTTCTATATCTTCGCTTATATCATCTATTATTCCATTGTTATATGCAATTAGTTGCTCTTTTTTTATTGTATCATCATTAAGCATTTGATTAGGTATATTTATTGTACTTGTAAGAGTGTTTTGTTGTCTTATAAGGTTATATAACTCTCTTGCAAATAATATTTTACTATTGTCTCTTAAAATGCCTAATTTTGGTTGTAAGAAGTCTAAACCTCCTACCATTTCGCTACTATATAATACAAATTGGTTATTTATATGATGACACATATTTTGACTTCCACTACCTACATTTATAAATGAATATAAGTTAGTCAATTCATATTGTTTATTTACTATAATAGGGTGTACTCCATAATTACCATAATTTGTTATTTGTTTATTGCAAACCATATTAACAGCCCAACTACCTATTGAACTTTCGGCTTGAAATATATACATATAAGTCTTGCCATCATTTTTAGTTATAGGTATATATAAATAGTCTCCTACTACATTATAACTTGAAAAGTCTTGAATATCAGGTATATGTGAACTTGAATAAGTATCTATCAATTCATCATCATATATATTTGCTATATTGCCATTACTTATAAACATAACATTTGTATATAACTCTCTTGTAGTTGAATTGTAATGTATTCCCATTATTAAATTGTCATAAGTAGTATATATAAGTCTACGGTTAGCAACATCACTACTTGCTTTATTAAAATTATCACTTAATGTCGTACTTTCGTCTCCATAATCTTTAACTAATTCAGTTATGTAGTTATTACTATCAGCAAGTAAGATTTTAAGTTTAAATTCTCCATCGCTATTCCATTTACAATAAGTTGAATATAAGAAAGGGTTTCCTGTTTTTTTATTTGAACTAGATAGTTTATATTCATTTTCAGCACCTACATTTATGGTGCATTCTAATAACTCAAATAATTTACTATTACCACTATCTCTTAATTCATAACCAACTAAAAGATATTTTGCTTCAGTTAAACTTTTATAAATCTTTTGAACATGAAAAGCAGTATCAAAGCCATCACTAATATCGTAAGACTTTCTTATTTTAAATACATATAAGCCATTTACTTTATTACTTATATTATTTATCATCATTATTCTTCCAGGAAAGTTTGTACTTTGTTCTGCTGTCTTTAAGAAAATAGTACCATCATCTTCAATATACATTGCATCTATTTGTGGTAGTTGAACTCCACTTGTTGTATATTCAATATATGCTACATCTTCACTATTTATATCTTTAATAGTTAAATAAGAAACATTATCTCCTGTTTCAGGATCTTCGATGTTATGTATTTCTAATATAAGACCATTTTCAACTCCATTATTATCTTTAAGTAAATATTGTTGACCTACTCTTTTATTTTCTCCTTCGACTTGATAAAGGTCGATAGTATCTTCTAATTGTATTTCATTATCTCCAGGTACATAAGGTAGTGTACCGAATAAATATTGAAATAATTTATCTTTATAATCTCCTGTCATATTCATACACCTACTTTACAAATGGAGCATTCAATTGACAATTAAGTATATTGTCATTTACTATCTCATATTCTTCAACATCTAAATCATAATATTCTATTAAAGCATCGTTATTTATATCTATATTTCTAGTTATAAATTTGCCATCACTTATATTTCCTATTTGTTTTGCTCTTTGATTATCAAAATAATTGATAGCAGTTTCACTATTTAAACTTGAACTTAATTCAAATGTATAAAAGACATCATCTATTGTTGATATAATATTTATTTCTTTTGATTTTACCATATATGTCTTTTTTAATTCGTCTAATGGTGCATTAAAATAAACTAATTGACCTATATTCCATATATTTTTAGTAGTTTGAACTTTTAAAGTTATTTCACTACTACCTTTAAATTGAATATAAGTATCAGCGATTTTCTCTAATTCGCTACCATTAGAAGTATCATTACGAGTTTCATATCTTGTTATTATACCTTTGCGATTAAGTTGAGTAGCAATTCTATTTATTTCATTATCACTTTTACTAATTCTTCTACCATTAATTATAGCATAATAATATATCTCAATAGGAGTACCTGTTTCATATTCTTCATCACTTGTGAATTTATTTTCTCCTTGTGTATAGTAAAAGTCTGCACTTATACCAATAGACTTATCTTCATTTGTTGCAAATGTTTTCGGTTCTCCCCATACATATATTCTATCTATATTTCCAATAGGGTAGTTTGTATCAAAATCACTTTGAACACCATTTGCATAATACTTTTGGTGTGAAGTAATATCAGCAACTACTTTATCACTATACATTACTTGTTTATTTCTATAATCAGCCGAACTTAAATTATAACTAATGTCAATAATCTTGTTTTCATCAAAATATTCTTTTGTATAATTTATTTGACTACCTGTTTCTAATAAAGAACTATCATAGAAGTCAACTGCTATTGTATCTTCATCTACTAAACGAGTATACCATTTGCTTTGACTAATTTCGGCTAAATAATTAAAAACATCATAAGGTGTTTTATCTTGTGTTGAATAAGCACCTAATATATCATTTTCATTTAATATTTGAATATTACCTAATACAACACCATAATCTTGACATGCTTCAACTACCATTTCTATTGCTTGTCTTATAGTCTTATTATTTATAACAAAATCTAATGTTTCCCCTTCACTTAAAAAAGTTTTAAAGTCTAATACTTGTATACTAGCATAATGTGGCTCTCTAGGGTTTAAACTAATATTGCCTGTATTTTTAACTACACCATTAAAGATTAACTCATCATCATCATAAATCTTACATTGACTATAATCTAACGGAAAATAGAAACGACTTGTATAATCTTTATCTTCTTCCCAACTTTTAGGAAAGACATTGTTAAGAATAGTAGAAGAAGTAGTTAGCAATTCTTCTTTGATATTTATATTCTTATCACATAATACTTCTTCATTATTTATAAATATCTTTATCATGCTAATCTACTTCCTCCCATACCATAGTTATAGTCGTTCTTTGCCCCACCACTAAATGTTTTTATTTTTTGTACTACTTGTCCTAATGGATCTGTTTCTAAGTCTACATTTACTACAATGTTTGGACTTGGTCTATTTACATTAAAACCACCTAGTAATGAACTGTCTAAATTATTTGCATAAGGATTGAACTTTTTAGGTACTACTGCTTCACCTTTATGTATCATTGCTAATGTATCTTCAGGAACATAATTAGTACCTGTTGCTAAATGTGGTATTTTATTAAAGTTTGGTGATTTACCACCAATACCTGGAACCCAGTCAGGTACTTTTAAACTATTTATTTTATCAATAACTTTGTTAATACCATCTATAATAGCATTTATAGGTGTTGATATAATTTTACCAATTCCTTGAAATATATTTACTATTGCTTCTTTTGCTGTTTTAAATGCAGTTACTATTGCTTCTTTAACAACTTTAAATGCAGCCTTTATCTTTTCTACTACACCACTTATTGTGCCCCATATCTTACTAAATATATTACTTACAAAATTAAATACAGGACTTAAAATATTGTTATATACCCAACTAGGTACTGATATTAAGAAATTATATATAGTAGTCCAAAAAGTACTAAATACATTCCACCATAATTCAAACGCACCTTTAACAAAATTAACAACTGGTGATATAACGTTTTCATATACCCATGTTCCAATAGTAATAAGGAACTCGAATATAGTAGTCCAGAATGTTGAGAATATAGTCCACCATAACTCGAATGCTGCTTTTACAAAGTTTACAACAGGTAGTATTACATTATTATAAACCCATGTTCCAACACCTACTAAAAAATTAAATATTGCTTCCCACATTCCAAAGAATAATGCAGCCCATACTAAGAAACAATTTTCTATAAATGTTATTAAAGGTTGGAAGAAACTAATAACATTTTGTATTCCTGTTTGAATTGCACTAATGATAGTTCCTAAAAGATTTTTGATAAAGTTAACTACTACATATACTGCATTTCTAAACCATTCACATTTATTCCATAAAACAACTATAATCGCTATTAAAGCAACTACTGCTGCAATTATTAAACCAATAGGGTTAGCACTCATTGCCGCATTTAATAACCATTGTGCCGCAGTCATTGCTTTTGTTGCTACTGTTGTTGCTATCATTGCTCCCTTTTGTGCTACAAATGTTGCTGTATTTTTAACTAAACCTGCTGTTGCTTTTGCTATTCCTTTAACAAAATCTTTTGCATACATAACATTTAATGCTGCAGTTTCTGCTTTATCAGCAATTACTGCTGCAATATTTCCAAACAATGCACTTGTTATTTGTGCTAATGCACCAACTACACCACCTGCTTGTTGTATAAAACTCATCAATTTTATACCTTCCCAAGCAAGTGCTAAACTACCAACTACTATTGCTACTTTTTTAATAGTACTTTCATGTTCTTTACACCAATTAGCAACTTCAATTAGTTTAGGTATTACCCATGCTAAAACATCACCAATGGCAGTAAATACTTTTTCAGCAGTTTTTCCTGCATTACTAATAACACCACTTAAACCACCAAAAGGTTGTAATGCTTCATTAACTTTACTTATCATATTTGCAATACCGCGTTTAGTTGCAGTTTGCATATTTGTTATAGAAGTGCTTATACCTTGAGTAGATCCACGGGCTTGTTCTTCAAAACTAGCAAACTCACCGACACCTGTTGTATTAAGTTTTACAATAGTGTCTATAAAGTCGTCCATTTCTACTCCACCTTTACGTAGACCTTCACCTAATTCAGTAGTTGTTATTCCCATAGCGGCTGCTACTTGATTTAATTGTGCTGGCATAGCCATAAGTAAAGTTCTCCACTCCATCATATCAGGTTTGCCTTTTGAATAGGCTTGTGCCATTTGTTCTAATGCACTTGCTTGTATATCTGCACTAGCACCACCTGCTAATATTGCATTATTAACTGCTAGGAATATTTTTTCACTCTTTCTTATATCACCATTAACACTTGTAAATCTTTGTACTGCTCTTGCGCCTGCGTCTAACGAAGTTGGTAGCCCTGTAAGTTTATCACTTAAATCTTTAATAACTTCTGTTGCTTCATTTGCACCAATACCTAAATTCTTCATAACTTTTGGAAAGTTATTCATAGTATCATATCTTGAAATAGCACCATCTAAATTATTTGTAAAAGTTTGTATAGTCTTAGTTATTGCTTGACTTGCTAAATTACCTAATGTAAACGCACTTGTTAATTTACCTAAACTTGTACTTGCACTTTTAGTTGCTTTATCTAGTCCTGATGTATCAGCAGTAAATCGAGTTAATACTTCTGCTCCTTGCATATAATCATTTCCTTTCTATTATATTTTATATAAAGAATAAAAGGTGAGAAGTTTAACCTACCCACCTTTAAGTTCTCTATTATGCTGATGCAACTTCAGTTGCTGTTCCAATTAGTTGCATTTCGAATGAGAATTCACTCTCATCTTCTGCTGCTCCACCTAAGTCGCTAACACTTAATGAAACAGTTGCTTGATATTTAGTATATTCTAATACACCATTATTTACACCAGTACATAAATTAAATTCAATTCCAATACCATTAAATTGTTCAATAGTACCATCTGCAATTAAAGTGTGTACTGTATCTAAAATTGCTAAATCACCTGAATTATTTACATCTAATTTAAGTGTTCCTGATAAAACTACACTTGCACCAGTGATAAGTTTTCTTTGTAATGCGTCACAATAAACATAGAAATCTTTACTTTCTAAGTCAGTTGCAATACTAACTTCACTAGTAGTACAAATAGGTGTATAAACAGGGTTAGCAGTTGTACCTGTATTTATTGATAAACCAGTAATAAGTTGTCTATTACTAATAAACATGTTATAGTCCATAATTTCCTCCTATTGTATTCTATTTACTATACATTGAAAAGTCATTGTATATGCTATTCTTCTTATATCATAATATTCAATAGTAGTAGGGTTAGTATATTGTTTAAATATTATTTGCCATTTTTGTTGCTCTTTATTTACAACAAAATCAACAATTTCATGTTTACCAATTAGTTCTCCTAATTGTATAGCAGTTTCATATTCACTTTGTATACTATCTCCATATATATAAATATTGAAATAATTAAATAAAGGGTTATCACTATCAAAAAATACAACTTTGTTTCCACTTGCTTGTTGAACTACTATTACGTTCTTATCATTATCATTAGTAGAATATTCTGCTTTTACTTTATAATCTTTAATTATATCTTTAATATAACTTATAAGAACTGCATTTTTATTTTTTTTATCATTCTCATTCATATTACTTCAACTCTCCTAATGCTTGTTTTATTGCTTTTGAAACTATTGTATTTTTATCATGTTGAAACTCTGTTAAATACCATTGCGGGTATGTTGATTTATTAGTCCAATTAGTAGTAGAAGGGTAGTTCCATACTTTTGGTGCATATTCTACACCTCTTGCCCCTAAATAATAACTACAATAACCTTTTTTTTGTACCCCTTCACTCATACTTGCTTGATTTAAGTTTCCAGTTAAATATGGAAATCTTCTTTTAGTATTTGTTAAGTCTAATGTTGCTCTTGCTATTCCAAAAACAACTTTGTCTTTATACTGATTTATATTTTCAGTTGGTATATCCTTTATAATAACTGTTTCAACTTGAATATTATTTTTACTCATTATTTAACTGCTATACTTATATTTGCTACCTTATTCCATAACCAATTATCTTGTACTTTTAAAATAGTATATTCATTATTATTAAATATAACTTGGTCTCCTTCTCTTACATCTACCTTACTTTTGATTATAAAATAACCAGTTGCTTCAGGTACTGTATATATACCAAAACGTTCTGCTTGGTCTACATTATAAGGACACACGATTATATCTAATTCTTTTTTATCTTGGTCGTCATAGATATTATCATCTTCAGTAGTACGATTATATTGTACTAATGTTGCGACCTTACCATTTACATTATACATTAAAACGGAATATTAACTCCCATATTGTTATGAATAGGGTTGCCACGATATAAGTATCCTTTATTTGCTAACATTCTTAATGCTAGTGTACTATAATCAGTTTTTAAATCACTTTTCATAGCACCTGCTTGAATAGATCCACGATTATCTAAAAATGGTATTTCATATTCTAACATAAATCTACATTGTTCCATGCTAGCATTTTTAATGGTATCAGGTACTGTTGTGTTATTCCAGTCTTGTCGAAACATTTCTCCAACTTGACTATATATCATTTCACTAGCAGCACCTATTAACCATTTATTATTATTGTCTAATTGAATATTATATTTATTTTTGAATTCTAATTCAGTAAAATATTCCATAGGCTTTTGCACCTACTTTCTATTATGCTGATACTTCTTCTACTAAACGAATGATACCTTCAGGTTTAACAACTTCTGCACCGAAACTTTGTGTTCCTTCAAGTACATAGTAACCAGGGTATCCTTGTGGTGATGTATGTTGAACGAATGCTGACATGAAAGTATCTCCAACAACTGCTCTAGGGTTGAAGAAATAACCTTTAACACCGTCTAATACATTGTCATTGATTTCAAATACATAACCAATACCATAAACTGATGCAACTTCACCCATTGTTACACCTCTAACACCTTCAGGTGTTTCGAATTTTAAAATAGAAGTAAGTGCTGATACTAATTTACCATATTCAATAGCACCTAAACCTAATCTATATTCTCCAATAACTTTTTTGTTGAATAAAATTGCTTTTAATTCATTTAATTTATCAATATATTCATCTTTTGTTGCTGGATCCCATTCGTATTCAACAATAGCAGTATTTGCTGCTAATTTTCCATAACCATATTCATCAATTGCTTCTGCGTTTGCTGCGTCTTGATTATCTGCTGCTTCTTGAATAGCATTAGTAATATCACTACCTACTACCATTAAAGGTACTCTAATAGAATAGTCTAAGTTTAATTCAGTTAAATCTACCATTGTATGTGTATAAGTAGTTAATGCTGGATCTAATCTATTTTGAATTTCCTTTGTTTGTCTTACATGTGCTGAAACTGCGTCTTGTTTAGCAATTTCGATAACAGGTGCTCCTGTTTGTCTTAAATCTCCAATATAACTAGGGTTTAAGAAATTGTAAAATGTTGATTGATATAAATAATTTTCATATACTCTTTTTGCAAAACCTTGAAGGTCTAATTTAATTTCATCGTACATATCTTTTTACTCTCCTTTTATTATCTTATTACAATGTCTTTAATGCTAGTTTTTCTACTAACATCAATATCTACTGGCTTTTTAATAGGTTGAATAAACTTATCATCGTTTGGTATATCAACTTTCTTTTCTTCTACTGTTTCTACTTTAGGAAAGAATGTTGCATTGTATCTTTCTTTAATTTGAGAAATAGCCTTGCTGTCATCTTCTTCATCTTGATAAATACTATTTCTTAATTTAATTACTTCTGCTAAATCATCTTTCTTAAAACCTTGACTTACCATTTCAACTTTTAAGTTTGCTTCTCTATTTGCAGTAGTTAGTTCTGCATTACGTGTTTCCATATCAGCAAGTGTTTTTTCAAGTTTGTTTTTTTCACTTTCTAATGAAGAATAATTTGCAGTGCTTTCTTTAAGTGCATCTTCTCTTGCTTTATCTACTTCTTCACTTAATACATAACCTTTTCTTAAATCTTTTTCCAACTTTTCAATGTTTATATCATCATTAGAGAGTTGGATCTCTTTGTTTGTTAGATATTTTGTAATATCCATTCTTTTACTTCCTCCTATTTGCTAGCATATTTTAGAAGTGCATACACTTAAAGTTTAAAGTCATTCAAGCACTGGACTATCTATAAATCGCTTCTACTTGTCTTTTTAATTCATTAGTAGGTAGCGTATTTACCAATTCTTGCATTTTATCATTTGCATTATTTATTTTTCTATTTATTTTATCTAATTGTTTTTGTGTACCATATCTTTCAATAATTGCTCTATCAGTTAACCATCTATCAACTTTTAAACTATAATTATTAACTTTTTGTCTTATATCATAAAAGTCAACTTGTTCTTCTCTTGTATATGGTATCTTTTCTATTTGACTACTGTCCCAAAACAATGATAGAGTACATTTACAATTAGGGTGTAATATATCACCAACTTGTTCTTCTGCTTCTAGTCCTAAAACATTTTCAACTTCATATCTTGCCAATATTTTATTTTGATATAGTTGACAATATTCACAACTAAAAGGGTGGTATGGAATTATAAATAAATTCATATTCAAATAATCAGCGTCTGCTAATGTTGTATTCCACCCACTTCTTGTTAAATCAACGTTATGTAACATTGATAAATAAGTACTAACATCTACATATCTTGCTATACTGTTTGTATCTTTTTTATAATATGCTACTATTTGATTTACTTCTTCATCATATACATCTAATTTATTTTGTATATAGGTATCTTTATCTTGTGTTTGTATAGATTTATAAGAACGGGTATAACTTCTTATTACTCTTTCCATATATCTTTTTTCTACCTTTTTAAAATCTTTTTCAGGTGTTAAACTGAAATAATCATCTACAACTAAATCTCCTGTTGTATGATAACTTTCTTTATTATCAGGTAGTGCTTTTATCTCTATACCTAACTCAACATTATTATTATGAACTATCTCTTTTAATTTACTTATCTGCTTATCCATAAATTTATGGTCTATATCTCCCCATAATCTTTCAACTTGTCTTTGAAATTGCTCTGGAGTTTTATTTTTATCTAAATAAGTAAAATATAAAGTTTTAGTTCTACTTTCTAATTCATTGTACTTGCTATTTATTAAGTAAACACTATCTCCAATGAATTTCTCACTAGATTTCTCCATAGTCTATTTTAATAAAATCTCTTTCCTTTTCATTTTCTTTAATGATTTCATCTTCTGCAACTTTATTATCACCAAGTAATTTATTTAAAATAGGTGTCATAAGTTTTGCTCTTACTGAATAAGGTACACTCATAACTCTTTCAACACTTGATAAAGTTCTAATTATTTTATCATCATCTAGTTTTTCGTTGTCTCCATAGTCCCACTTAATATCTCTTGGTATTGCTTCTTCTTCACTTATATTAAGTAGTTCTTGTAATTTAATGATATTTTCTATTAACTTGTTTATTTGTGGCTCTAATTGCTTTTTAATTGCCTCTATTGTCATTTCACTTAATGACATTGATAGATCCACACTTGTTGTATTTTGATATGCATCTTTTTCATAACCAAAACTAGCAGGACTTAAATTAGCCATTTGAATTACTTGATAGTCTAAAAACTTAAAAGCATTAACATAATCATTTACTCTTAAATTACCTTGTAAGAATTCAAATATAGTATGTTCCCCATCTCCTGGTAGAATTGTATAGTAGTCTTGCATACCATTTACTTCAATACTTCTTACATTATACATGTTTTGGCTAGGTTGCCATTTAGTATAAATATCTCCGCTTTGATAGTGTTGTGAAGTAGCAATTCTTGTTTTAGTTTTTTCTACTTCTTCACATAATGTATTATAGATTTCAACTTCTTCATATAATAACTTTGTACTATCTTTAAAGAAGTCTTGACCTATATCTATATTAACAATAACTTCATAAGGCAATTCATATACTTTTTTATAATCAGTTTCAAATACTTTGTTAAATAAACCAATTTCAATTTCTTGCCATTTACTATTTTGTTTTTTTTCTTTACGATAAGCAACTAACTTCATAAAAGTATTGCCATCTTCTAATCTTATTAAACGATGTAATGAATAATCGTTATTGCTAGTTTCATAATCTTGTACTAATCTACAACTAATTAACTTATCATATTTTTGTACTAAATCATAAATACAACATTTTTTTATGTTTTCAAGATAAATCTTGTTATCAAACTTATGTATATAAATAAAACTTTCTTTATCATATACTGCTTGCTCTAATGCTTCACCTAATGTCGGTGTTAACCAATTTATTTCTAAACCTTCTGTTTCAGTAAGTAAATCACTACCAAATAATTGATTTCTAATATATGTTCCTATCTTCTTTGCACTTGGTGCTAACACATATCTAGTTTCTTCTTTTTTCTTTATGTTAGGTACACCATTTGTATATCCAGGACTGTTTATTACTACATCAATTTTAATATAAGGTGCTACAATTAAATCTTCATCATATCTTAAATTATTGTATAGCATTTAGAATTCTCCCTTCTATAATTTTACACCTTCATCTATTACAATACCTATATAGACCTTTTTACTTTCTTCATTTGTATGTAATAAGACAACAGGTCTTGCTACTATATTAACTTTAAAGGCATTAAATAATTGTTTTTTGTTATATATAGTAAGTATTAACTTTTTGTTTTTTAAGTCTTGTAAATCTTCTTTTTTTACTCGTGTTGTTTTTACTAATATACCATTGTAATAAATGTATATTCTCCATCTTTTGACTTCCTTTAATCTATTAAATAAGTCCTTAATCTTTTTCATAATTCCTCCAACAAAAAAAGCATAAAGTTATGTTAACCTTATGCTTCCAAATGCACCTTACGGTCATTTACACTGCACTTCTATATTTAATATAGCACTATTTATTATCTTTGTCAACTACTTTTTTATTCTCAACAAAAACATAATGGTCTTTATAAATATGATATACTTCACTTTGTTTACAATTCTTGCATGGTATAACTATTTTAAGTGGTCTTTCTAAACTAACACCATATTCACTTAATAGACTAATTATTTCATCATAATTTATTTCACATAGAAATCTTTTTGTCTTTTTACATTTAATTACCATATATTCTCCTAAACAACTGGTGCTCTATCAGTTAATTTGAATTCCATTATTATATATCTTGTTCCATCTACATAATGGTCGAATTCTTTAACATAAGCATTTATTCCTTCTTTTTCACTTCTTATTTTATCATAATGATAACTTTCTAATTCTTCTAAACCTATATCATGTCCCCATACTTCATAAGATCCATCAGGTCTAAAATATCTAATACATTCAGTACCTTCTACATATAATAAATAACCTTTATAAAATAAACTTTGCATAAATTGTACACTTTCATCTACTGATATTTTATTCTTTTTTGCTAATTCATGTCTAATATTATCTGCTTTTAATCTATTATCAAAATGACTTGCTTCACTATCTATTACTAATGTATTAACAGGTATGCCTTTATATTTATCGTGCAAATAATCAATAAACATTCTTAATTGACTACTATAATATTCAGTAGTAGGTGTATCTCCTTCTTTTTTAGGGTCGTGATAATATTTATCTAATAGTAAAATCTTCCACTCTCTTGTTTTATTATTCATTGCTAGTGCTATTGCACTATAAGTAGTAGGGTTAACTGAACCATAATCACAACCTATACCTATTTCTCTAATTATATAATCTTCTAAACTATCTATTTTATTTATAACATTAAATACTTTACCTTCTGCTACTACCCATTTATTAAATACTTTTTGTTCTCTTAAACTACCACTAGGAAATGCTTTTACTGCTTCCTTTATCTTTTCAGGTGTATCTAATACAGGGTTATCATAAGGAAAGAATTGATATTTAATTGCTTCCCACGTGTCTATATAATTTAATTTATAAGGGTGATGTTGACTACCTTCAACGTTGAAACTATCTATTCTTTTGTAATAAGGGTGTCCTGAATAAGACATTTGTCTACCTGGCAATTCATCAAAACTTTCTCTTAAATTAGCACTTGTATATATTCTTGCTGCTTCATCTACCCATACAAATATTAAAGGTTTACCTAATATTCGGTTAAAACTTAAATTAGTATTAAAACCGAAAAAATAATATCTAATACCATATATTTCAAAATACTTATCTTGATTACCAAACTTTAAAACGTATTCTTTATCATTCTTAAAATGATATTCTTTATCTAATACTTTTTCTAATGGCTCAACTATATTTGATTTAATAGTATCAGTAGTCCAACCAATAATTGCCCCATAGTATTCTCTTGCTATATAGTTTGGATCTTTACGCATTTCTAATTCATAATCATGTAATCTTTTACTATATTCAATAATACTAAAATCAATACAATGTGTTTTACCACTTTGTGTTGAACCTAATACTGATATTCTAGGTATATTCTCACTTACAATATCATTAAATAGTTGTAATTGTTTCTTCGATAGTATCATCTGCATCTTCCTTTTCTTCTAATGCAGTTTCTTTAATTTCTTCTTTAACTTCTTTTTCTTCTTTTTCTATTTCTTTAATTCTTTTTTTATTTTTAGTTATTTCTTTTGTTATCTTGCCTTGACAACCATTGCTTTTAATATCTTCTAATACTAATTCATCATTTTTCATTTTTAACATAGTTTTTTCATCTACTTTTAAACCATTACTATTTTTTACTAGGTATAACTTACCTACTTTTACAAACTCATATTTACTCATCTTTATTCTCCTTTTTTACATTATAATTACAACTAGCAACTATTTTAGAATAAAACTTATCTTCTGTCAAATAAGCGTCGTTGTTAGTTAAATAACTATCTTTATATAATAATCTACTTTTTACTTTATTCTTAATAACTATCAATTTACCTTTATTAGGGTTGCTTGTTATCATTCTTACTTTTATTTTATCATCTTTAATAGCAGAAACTAATACAGGTCTTAACTTCTCATAATTGCCTAATTCTTTAAATGGATACCAAGCATACCATATATCTCCAACATGTATATTTCTTTTAGTAGTAGGAAATTTATTATATCTCTCGTATCTCAACTTCTACATAGTCCTCTTTACTTTCTTTATAATTATGAACTATTCGTTGAATATACTTTACATTGTCATCAGGTATCTTTTTTGCTCTTACTAACCCATCTATAATGTTCTTTCCAAACCTACCATCTAAATCTGCTATTTTACTTTTCATATACCAATTAAATGTTAGTTCAATAGGAAACTTTGTTATCTTTGGTATATTTGCGAAGGCTAACATTGCTAAATTAGTTTCTTTTTGTTTAACATTATTTGCTATATGATAATTATTTCTACATTTACCTATATAACTATTCATACTTTCAAACTTGTATTTAATTACTATCTTCATATAACACTTTCTCTAAATTGCTATTATCAATTATTTTAACATTTACCTGTGGTGTACTCTCATAATTTAATATTCCATCAAATTTATCTGTTTGCCCTAACCATTGTTTACCTAGCCAAATAGCCATTGTTGCATTCCCATTATCTGCTATTCTATATTGTAATCTTCTTAACGACATTTTACCTTTAGCTGACTTCTTTTTAAATGTATCCGAAAAAGTCATATCATAATTTTCTTTACACCAACTATTCAATGTATCTTCACATACATCAAATATTCCACAAATTTCTACTTCTGTACATTGTAATTCACATAATTTTTCAAATAATTCTTTATCTATTTCTTTTCTAGGTCTACCAATTTTTGTCATTTATATCACTTCCTAAATACCATCTAATGGTATATTCAATTTTATTGCACCACCTAAACCTCTTATACTACTACTTTTTTCTGCTGTTGGTTTATTTGGTCTAATAATATTTTTACCCCATTTTTTCTGCATCATTTTAAATTGTTCTTTTTCTGTATCACCTACTCTAAATTCATTACTTCCACCATTTCCTTCAAAACTTTTCTTTTTCCAATAATATTTATCACATCTTAATGCTTTATGATATTTTTGTAATTGTTGTAAAAACATATCTACATCTTCTTTTACTGTTAATTCTTCATCATATCTTAAATTATCTTTTTTACAAAAACCTTGTAATCCACCATCTAAATATGAATGTGTTTTAAATGGACTATATGGTATATAACTAAATCTATCACTATTCAATCCAAAACTCCACATTCCACAACCCCATTCTTTTGCTAATAATGTAAAATCTTCACATAATTGATAAAATAATTCTTCATCTACTTTATAATCTTCTTTCGTTCCATTAATACTATGTGCCATTAAAGTTGATACATCATCATCTAATATCATTATACCATCAACATCATCTGTCCATAATGTATCTAACAAATAATTCATTGCTCTACCTTTTCCTTTTCCTTGTACACCATCTGGTACTTTTATTATTCTATCTTTATGTTGTGGATTTAATCTTACATAATCATCATAATCTTGTGGACTTACATACATTTTTGCTTTACTTAAATAATCTAATGTTGTTATACCATCTGCTCTATGATAACTTGGTACTACATATAATATATTCATATTACTCACCTTTTAATCTATCTATAATAGGTTTACCATCTATAACTCTACCTAAACCATGTCTTCTTATTTTCTCATTTTCTTCATCTGTTCTTACTCTTTCAATTCCTAATATTTCTATTGCATTTTCCCATTCAGTATTAGTATAAAATTGTAATATAACATAATTATTTGCTTCATCTAATTCTTTACATATTTTTTCTTCTTCTAAATCTTCAATATCATCAATTTCTATATTTTCAATTTGAACAGGAAAACCAAAGTCATTCATATTAAATTTATCAAATAATTCTGTTAATTCTTCATTTAATAATTCATAATTCCATTCTGCTTTTTCGCTTACTTTATTATCTGCTAATCTAAATGCTTTTACTTGTTCTTCGTTTAAATCATCAGCAACTATACAAGGTACTTCATCTAAACCTAATGCTAAACTTGCTTTATATCTAGTATGACCTGCTACTATTTCATTATTCTTATCTATAACAATAGGTACTTTAAAACCAAACTCTTTAATTGAATTAGCAACATATTCTACTGCGTCATCATTAAATCTAGGGTTATTTACATAAGGTTTAAGTTCTTCAACTTTCTTATTTACTATCTTCATCTTTTACTCTCCTTAAATTACAACAATCTTCTTTATTAGGGTTAAAATTATTTACCCAATATTCATATGCTTTATCTTCATCTTCACATACGCTTATTTCAGGTATTTTTATCTTATTTATTATTCTTAACTTTTCTTCTAATGGTAGGTGTTCGTATCCACTTTGTTTTATTTTATGTTTACTATAATCTATATCAAACCATTTGCGGATCCAATGATTAACTCTTAAAAACTCTACTTGTGCTTTCTTTATTCCTAAACTATTAAGTTTATCAAAATCTATAAACTCTTCTATTAAAGGGCTTAATCTTATAGCAACATCAAAACCATCTTTTTGTAATTTTAATATTGCTTCTATTCTTTTACTAGGTAGACTTGCTTTTTCATAATCTAACTTCTTATATAAATCATCATCTAAACAAGTAGTAGTTATTTGAAAATGTGCTAAATCTTTATCATATATCTTAATATATTCATCATTTGCTACTAAATGACTTTTTGTGACTATTAAATAACCTATTTTATATTTATTTAATAATTTAATAGTTTGATAAGTAGTTCTATATTTTAATTCTAATGGCTGAAAGCAGTCTGTCATACCACCTAATCGTACTATCTTAATACCACTTCTTTTTGCTTTAATAATAGCACTTCTTATTTGTTTCATATTACCTACAACAGGTTTTTCTGCATTCCATAACCCTCTAAAATCTAATAAACTTTTAGCATAACAATATTTGCAGTCATGCTGACAACCGCAACCATAAGTGTCTAATCGTGTAGTATATTTACATTTATCTTTTTCATTTCCATTTACTTCTTTATAAAAAAGACTAAATTGTTTCATATAATCTCACTTCTTTCACTCTTAAACTGATTTTATTAAACTGTTAGGTGTATCTACATTATAATAGTAAAGTATTTTGTTTATTACTTTATAAGTTCCTTTTCTTACCTTTTTATTAAAATCATAATCTTCTGCTATTTTTAGATTAGGGTTAAATCTAGTTTCACCTATTAAGTTTTTTTTGTATATACAATTCCATACACAACAATTCCAACTTGGTGGCTCTCCTATTACTGTATTGTATTTTGACTTCCAACCAAAATAACAATAGTCCCAATTCTCTTTTGTTGCTTCTAATATAGTTTGTATATAATCATCACTTACTAAATCATCACTATCTATAAATGTTATATATTCGCCTTTTGCATTATCTAAACCTACATTTCTTGGTACGCTAGCACCACCACTATTTTCAGTTAGATATATATAATTATACCAACTGTCTTGTAATGTTATATTTGAATTATCATCAACTACTATAACTTCTACTTCATCAGTTATTTGTTGTTTTAATTTATCTAACAACTTCACTATATATTCATTTCTATTATATGTTGGTATTATTATTGATAATTTAATCATAAAAACCTCTTTTTGAATAATCTATTTTTATTCCTTCTTTATCTAGAAACTCTTTACATTCCCTAGCCCATTTACCTTTTACTACTCCAACAGGTTTAAATGTTTTATAACCCCAATTTATAATATAATCTCCGCTATTTATTAAATAATCATAACCTTTTGTATTTTGTTTATATTCTACTTGCCATGGATCACTATCTTCTTCTAATATATCTATTAGTTTTTCTTTATTCCATAGCCCACACATTATACTTAATTCATATTCACTACCTTTTTGCCTTATTTTAAAACCATTTAAGCCACTTTCTTTATCTTTTGGACTAAATACCTTTTCAAAATTAAAACACGCTATATTGCCTTTTAAATTACTTCTAGCATATTCTATTCTATCAGTATCTACTTTATCTCTAATGAATATATCATCTATCATTAGTAATATTTCATTATCAGGTATTTCTTCTAATGTTTCTCTTATTCTTCTAGTCCATTGTTCTAATGGATAGTTTTTATTTATAGTTTCATAATAAGGGTTTTTTATAGTTTCGGTTGTATATATAATTTTAGGGTGATTAGACCAATGTTTTTCTATACAATGTTTAAAAGGTTCAAATAAATCTATATCTTTATCACAACTACACACTAATATAACCATTCTGCATATTCCTTTGCTTCTAATTCACTTGCTTTTTGTTTTTTAACTTCTATAACTTGATTTCGTAAATAATGTTTATTCTCTTCTATTAACCATAATCGTTTTAATGTTCTTACTTTTACTAATTCGTTAGGGTTATAAATATTTTCTTTACTTAAATACTTACTCCAATTTTCTTTTGGTGGTATATAATTAAACTTCATATTATTTTTAATTATTAAGTCTATATCTACATTACTTAAATTAAAATCAACTACTACTGCATTTTCTCCATGTTTACAACCTATCTCTTTAAATGCTTTTAAGTCTGTTATTATTACAGGTGTTCCTAATATTAAACTTTCACATACTGATAAACCAAAACTTTCGTGGTCGCTTAACTGAACTAAATAACTACTTTCTTCTATTTCTTTTGTTAAATCTAATTTTTGCTCTTTTACTTCAATATTAGGACTATTAAACTTGTATCTTATTTTATTTGTATATATAGTCCAATGGTAGTTAATACCTGCATTATCTAATATTTTTGCAAACTTGTTTATTCTTTCCCCGCCTTTTTCACTTGTTAGTCTTGTTGCACTTATTAAATTAAGACCTTCTTTTTTAGGTACTCCTAACTTTTTAATAGGTACAGGGTTATAAATCAATTCACATTTATTTCCTGTCTTTTTCTCAAAACCATAACAAGCAACTTTACTAACACCTATATATTTAAAGCCTTCGTGTTGTAATGGTGTGAAACTAACACTTAATGGATCATAATGTACTACATGATAATATTCTTCTGCTTCTACTTCTATATCATAACCATAACTGCAAAAAAATCTTTTACATTTAATAGGCTTTCGGTATTTTCTTACTTCTACATTTTTAGCAAGTCTTTTAACTTGTTCTTCATCTCCTACTTTATAGAAGATAACAAAATCTTTATAAATTAAAGATAAGTAGTATAACCAACTCTCTACGCCACCAATAGCATTTAATTTATGCATATAAAATACATTCTTAAAGATATATACCACCACCTTATAAAGGTCTTTCTAAAACGATAAAAAGGTATAATTAACTTATACCTATTTTTCTGTAAAATATTTTAAATATCTACTATTTATTACATTAGCAATTTCTAATGCTTCTTCTTTAGTAGTATATGATTTATGAATACCTAAACCATTGATAACATTATATACTTTTCTAACTTTTACTTTACTATTAGTCAAAGTATATTTATCTTCTTCTTTTTTAGTTATAGAATATTTTGAAACTGTCTTTTCTACTTCTTCTATATTGTATTCTAAATCATCAATAGTACCTTCAAATTGTGCTTTTTGTAATTCATCTTTTGAAAGTTCCATTGCTTCAACTGATACGAATAACTTAACTGTATTTAAAATAAACATTGTACCTTTTGGATCTTCATATCTTGCTAATTCTTTATTTATTACTTCAATACAATTATTAAACTTTATTAAGTCTTTCTCCATCTTTAAAACCTCTAACTTTATTTCTTAAAATATTATCTACTTCATTAGTAGACAAATATATATCAGGTATACGATTAACTTGTTTCATTTCTACCCAATATTTACGTTCTTCTTTATCTTTAATTTTATTTACTTCTATTGACCTACTTTTAAATATTTTATAAATAGGTTCATCTTCAGGTATTGAACTTAATTTTGCACTAAATTCTTCATACCCCATATTAAGCAATTCATCATAACTTATATTTCCATATCTGCTACAAAAAAAAGCATATATTTGCTCCATATCATAAGGCAAACATATTATAGTTTCTTTTCTATTACTTTTCTTTGTTAGTTCCTTGAAATCGACCTACAAGTACCTTACCAATATCTTCACCAAATTGATTAACTTCTTCTTCGGTTTCTAAACCAATATCTAATGCAAGTTCTTGTAAATCTTTGCCTAGCATATCTTTAATAATTTTGTTAAATACTTCACTTTGTACTTCTTCAATGTATGCTTTTTCAATAAACTCTTTATTTGAATTATCTACATAAGTTTTGCCATCTTTAACTTCTTCTTTAATTAAAGATTTAACTGTTAAACCTTGTGCTGATAAATCTTTTATAAGTCTAAATCTTGCTTCTTTATTAACATTTTGAAGTTTATTAACAAAATCAACTTTGCTATTAAACTTAATTTCTTGGTCTTTATACTTTAATGTATAATTATCCATAGAATGTTTAATAATTTCATATTTCATTTAATCTTCTCCCTTTCTAATGCTTTTAATAAGCACCATAGAATAGATATATGTAGGTGTCGAACCTACTTAAAGAGTTGGTCTTACTCTTTTAATACCTTACTGATTAAAGGAACTAACCTATACCGATAGGATATATATCTACTCTATGCTACCTATTAAAAAAATAAAACTATCAAACTCATAGCAACAAACTCATAGTTTTTTTAAAGTATAATGAGATAGAAAGTCTATTTAATGAATAATTCCATTACTATAAATTAGAAAGGTAGGCGGTCTCTACACAAAGAAAGTATGCCAAATTGCTATTTTTAAATCTTCCTATCTATAACTCTTACAGGCTTCTGTATTTTTATTTAAACTAATATGTCTATATTTACAATAATAACTAGGTATACTTGAATTATTTACTTTACTCTTTATTAAAAACTTACATGTCTTACATCTTTTCTTATATACCTTTGGAGATAAATCAATTTCTATTTTCTCTATCTCTTTTTTATATTGTAGCATATTTAAAAAATCATTGTCAATAGTTAGGTGTTCTTTATCAATTAAATATTGTTTGCAAATGTCTAAGTATTGCCTACTTAATTCATTTTCGTTAGATCCAATAGGGTTATCTAATATTTTGTGGCATTTAATACAACCTAAACAACCATTCTCTTTACAACCTTTACCACCATGACTACGATTTATAAAGATATGCATTATTTGTAAAGCACCTTTTGCCTTACAAATAACACATTGTTCTTTATCTCTTTTTTTAATATATTTACGAGTTTCTTTATCAAACTCACACCACTGACTTCTTTTACTCATACTTCAAAACTTAATGCTAAATATAATATAGGCAACATCATTATAAATGCTATTAAATTATATTTAAAATCATCTTTTGTTGTTATATTAAAATATACTTTATAAATTAACATTGTTTCTATTAAAATCAAAACTATAATACTATACCATTTTAATAATATCATTTTTCTTCACCTTCTAATTTAATTAACTTTCCTTTTTTATTATGTGGTAGCCATATCATGTAATAATCAGTTATATCTTCATTAGTTAAATATTTAATTCCACCACTATATAATTTACATTGATTATAACATTTATTTTTATTTCTTTTTGTTAATGTACTATATGTTTTTATGTCCATAATAGTTTTACTTTCAAATATATCTTTATTTTCATCATATATCTTTAAAAAATCTTCAAACTCTTTTGTGAAACCATATTCTCCTTTTTTTAAAAAGTTTTCTATTTCTTTATGGACTAATGTACCTTTTTTTCTAGCATACTCTAATATATATGGATCTACATCATTATACTCATCATCACTTAATAAACTTGTGACACTTGGTATTATTTTTCCATTTAATCTATAAGTATGCCATTCTTCATTATAGGTACAGGTACAATTGAAATTATCTATACCTGTAATAATATCAACTGTACCTGCATAACTATCAGTATTAACTATTTTTTCACTAATTATTTTCATTATTAGTTTTCTTTTTAATGATTTCACTTGCAGTAGTTTTGCTTAAATCTTCTAACTTATCTATCTTATAATAATTACATACTGCTTCAGTATCTTCAACTAAACTTCTTATCATTGCTATTTGTTTCTCAGTTGCTTTTACTTCTTCATTATTCTTTCCTGTTGCTTTATCAAACATATCAGGTTCAATTATATCAAATGCACTCATATATAAATATCTTCTTTGATATGTTTCAGTTCCGCCTAATGCTTGTATTTTATTACAACCTTTTAATTCTAATTCTTCCATAGGACTTGTATAAGTTAACATTTCATCAGGTTTATCAATATTTACTATTGTTAATAATGCAACTTCTTTTGTAAAACTAACACCTGTATATAATTTATGTTTATTGCATAATTCTATAATTGTTGGTGTAATATCTGCTAATTCATAATATTTAAAACCAGCAAACTTGTTTTCTCCACTCTTTTTTAATTTTGCATTTAAAATGCCTTCTTTAACTAATTGTATTTTTTCATATATATTCATATTTCTATCTCCTTTTAATTTTTATAATAATTTTCCATAAAATCATCAACTTCTAACATTGTTGCTTCATCTATACTTGAATTACCTTCTAATTCATCGTTTTTATCAATTCTAACAGGTTTTTCTAAATCAGTAATATATTTATACCCTTTATCTATAAAATTATTTAAAACCGCTTTTAAATAGTTCATACTCTTTGCTCCATTATTTACTGATATATTTATTGCTTCTTTAATAAGTAATGGATCTAATTCTTCTAAGTATGTATTTAATATTTCATATTGATTAGGTGTTAATTGACCTATTTCTTGTTGGTAGTAATCATATATTATTTCTTTATTATCTAAATAATTATTATTACTTGTATTATTATTATTTTTTTTATTGTTTATATTATAAATAACATTTTTATTCCCAAAAACATTTTTTAAAATTTCATTTTTTTCAAATAATTTTTCAATCGAAATTTGGCATAAATCCCCTAAAGGTCTTTGTTGATTTTTTGAATCAAATCCTCCAAACAAATATATATTTTTTTCATAAATGAAATTTGTTTGTCTATTCATTGTAATTCCTTCAAAATTATATCCTTCATTATTAGTAGTATTAAATACTTCTATAGGA